ACCGAGCCATCAGGAGTTGTGAACGAAGCCGCAATAGTGCCATCCAAGATGATCTTGTAGGTCTTGCCGTAGTTGCCAGCCTTGACGTTGACCACTGCTTCGTTAGGACGTGTAGGGGTTGTGCTGCCAGATGCGGCCACAGCAATGGACTTGTTCACAATGAACGTATAGTCAGCCACGGTCACTGCAGAGAAGGTCGTGGAGGGTGTTGCTGTGCCCAGGTAGCCCTTACCATCGGGGAAGGACACGGTCTTCTGGACACCGTTGATATCATAGACCTTCAGATCACCATTGGTCAGCACGGTAATATATCGTTCTGCCGAGTCACGGTTGATCGTGTGGATGAAGCAGTTACCCAGGGGTGTGTTCTGGATCTTCTTGAGGTGCTTCGTAGGTGGACGCTTCTTCAACCCCTGAGAGACAGTGGAAAGACCATTCTCTTGGACTTCGCCCTGAGAGTTCAGTCGAAGAGTATAGGGTTGCTGCGAGACACCGTTGACAAAGTTGGGGATTGAGGAAGAGATCAGTGCCATAGTTTAGCGATCAATAGTCCGCATCACTGAGTAATTCCCAGTGAGGATGTTGTAGTCTGCAGTCCTAGATTCGTAACGGCGCATGGAGCGCAGTGCTCGTGCCTCGTCCTTCTCAGAGAAACTGCCAAGGGTGTCAGAACCAATCACCCGCTGCTGGAATACTCGGGCAGCACGGATGGTGATGTAGTGACGAGCTGCCTGGGGCAACTCATTGAATTCGAGGAGGATCGTCAAGTCAGCCTTGATGTCCTGCTGGAATTGGAATGTCTTGTTCTTGCGGTCGTAGAGACGGTTCCCGCGAATAGCTACGTCGATGTCGTTACGGTCATACGCACTGGCATCCACCTCGATGGCGTTGGCAGGTACGGAGATCTCCTTGGAATCCAAAGAGGGCGTAAGGACGAACTCGTATTCAGTGTTGAAATGCCAGCCCTCTTCTTGGACCTGAACAGAGACTTCAGACAGGATCGCACGAGCGGTGACAGCATCCACAACACCAGTAGCGGCATCGAGGGAGTTGATTGGAGATTCGCCAATCGTACCAAGCATGATGTTTACTGCATCAAGCTCTGAGGTCATAGAAAGAGCCATGGTATACCTATAAATAAAAAAAAGGGGGAACCCCAAGTTAATGAGATTCCCCCTTTAGGGTGAGCCGTGATTAGGCGGTCTTCAGTTCCACTGCGCAAGCAGGACGGATGATGCCGTGGCCCATGGCGTACTTAGCAACCATCAGGGTGCCCTGACGGCGGATATCGTACTCGGATTCCATTGCCAGGTCCATCAGCTTGACAGTACCGACAGCTTCCTTGGAAGCAACCACACCCACGGTGTTGGTGAAGGCACCAGCATACTTGTTGCCAGTACCGGCTTCGAGAGTACCGTTGGAGATAGTCAGACCGAAAGGAGCGTGGTTGGTCTTGACGATCTCAATACCAGCAACACGCAGGACCTTACCGTCAGCGTACACACCAGCGCCACCCCAGTCCTTGTTCATAACTTTGGTGTTAGCGGCAAGGCGGTAGTAAGCAGCGGGGTTCAGGTAGGCAACGCGACCGTCTTCGGCAACGTTGTTCTCGTCCAGCTTCTGAGCAGCGGCGAACAAGGAAGCAACCAGTACTTCACCAGTAGCGTCCGACAGCATGGTAGCTGCGGTCACAGAACCACCACCAGGTTCGCCAGTCACGGGGGAGCCACCACGAGCAGCCAAGATGGCCAACTGCAGGAGCTGCTTGTCCTTGGCATAAGCCAGGGCACGGCCAATCTCGGTCGAGTAAGGGGCACGAACGTCATAGTGGTTCATGGCCTCGTCGATGTTGGCGAGGAATGCATTGGAGATCAGCAGATCGTCAATGGTCACCACGATCTCGTTGCCAGGAACGGCGCTGCCCAAGATCTCAGCACCAGGGGTGTGATAGGCGGCGGCGATCTTGCCGAGGATGGGGAACTGAGCCGACTTGCCCGAAGCGATAGAACGCTCCATGAAACGGCCACCAGTGACGTTTGCCTCTTCGAAGGCAGTCAGAACTTCACCAGCGAATACTTTGAGAAAGAGAGCCTTAGCGTCACCAGAAGTGTTGATCTGGCCTACGCGGCTAGGAGTAGCGTTAGACATATTAAATTTATCTCGTGTGAGTTGAAGAAAGTTTGTTGAGCAAACTCATCGACCCGACACACTTCACACAGTAGTTGTCTCCGCAGAGGCTAAGGTACGTGTAATCAGTTCTAAGAATTGCAATTCCACCGCATAAGAATGCAGTGCGGAATAACTTCATCGATCACGAGAATAGTGCCGTCTTTCCGAGCTGTCAGACGCCTTACCGTGGCGACAACGTTCCTAAGGTAGTAGGATTATTTCTTAAATGCAGATGCAATAGCCGGTGCAATCTTCTCAGCACTTCGGCCAATAACATAGCCACCAAGTCCCAGCTCAACGATACTCCAGAGCTTGATGTACTCTTCAGGGGAAAGATTGGGAGCTGCCCAGCCAAACCACCGTGCAACAATGAGGCCTGTAAAGACCAACATCGTGATAGGTCGCCAGCTTGCGGCAAGCCATGATTCACTTTTAGCTTCAGCAGTGATTATCGCAACTTGGCCTTCTAGGAGTTTGAGTTCTCCAGCCTGCTGCATCTCAAAGAGTTTCAGCTTGGCTTCTGCAGCTTGCTGAGGATTGGGAAAGATCTTATCAAAGACCTTCCCCGCGAGGTCAAAGAGACCTCCTAGGAGAAGGGGGTTCATGGCAATACCTTACATGACGTTCGATCGAGACAACTTGGCCTGGATCTTTGCTCGGAATGCAGGATCACTCTTGTACAGAGGGTCCTTCATGGCAGCGGTCACCTGAGCCATGGACTCAAAGACATCACCAGTGGAGCCAGCACTTTGGCCACCCAAGAGACGCTGAGGGTCAGAACCGTTGGCTCTCTCGAACTTGGCACCGAGGCCCAGAGCAGCCAGCTTGGCCTGATCCGCATTACCGGAGGACACTGCAGTGTTGTACGCAGCGATCTCTGTTGGGGTCAGGTTAGCCTTGGCCCAAGCAGTGATGTCAGAGTACTTCTCTGCACCACCAACCTCAGACATGATGTCAGTCTCGAAACGAGCTGCTACGGCACGTTGGCCTTCAATGTACTGGTCAACGATCTGGCGGGAGTAACCTGCCTTGCCCAGCTTCTCATAACTCTCTGCGGACAGCTCACCCTTCTGAGCGAACTCAGCGGAGAAGTCCTGGAGATCCAAACCCTTTTCTGCAAGAGCAGCCTGAGGGTCAGCGGGAGGAGTAGCTGCAGGATCTGCCGCAGGAGGATCAACAGGCTTGGCCTGGCCCAGCTTGGCTTCCAGCTCGGAGTAGGCCTTGGCCATATCCTCAGGAGACTTAAACTTCTCCGGGAGCCACTGGGGGCGATCCTCAGGGGGAGTACCTTCAGTTCCCGCAACGGGAGGATTGGAGGCCGCATCGACCTTAGCAATCATCTTCTGATCATGATCCACCGGGGTGACCGGGGGAGTACTCTGAATAACTACAGTATCAACCATTGGTTTCCTATTAGTAGTCCGTCAAGATAATGCCATTAGCGAATACGCGAACGGCTCTTGCTTTTGGATCTACCGTAAATTTAACTTTCTCTGCACCCTCACCAAGATACTCGATCTTGGGACCCTTAGACTCCTCTGCAGGAGCCTTAGGGGTTTTCTTAGGGGCAGCACTAGCTGGAATAGCATTAGCCACCAGGTGCTCCTTGTTGTGCTTGCGCGGTGTCGGCCATACCCTGCTTCATGAGGGAGCCACCTTGATTGATGAGGTTGGGCATTGCCTGCTGCATCATGGCCATCTGTTGTGCTTGTTCCTGCTCGGCCTGCATCTGCTCTGCTGACTTGACCAGACCCTTCATGTCGATACCTAAAGAGGTACCCAGACGCTTGAGGGCATCCTCACGATTGATCTCGGGAGGCAGGTTGGCCATCAGGGCGGCAGCTTGGAAGAAGGCCTGCAGCTTGTTCATGTCATTGCCCCGACCAAGGGCTTCAATGCCAGTCACGATGACAGGCTTGACGGTACCCTTAGGAAGCACCGGCATCTTCTTCTTGCGCTCCATGGAGAACATGATGCGGTTGACCATAGGCAACTGCATCTCCTGCGAGAGGATCGAGTAGATACCACCAAGAGCTGATTCCAACTCGTTGGCCATGTACCGGATCTCTTCGGCAGTCACTCGCTCACCACTACGCTGAACTGAGGAGTTCAACAGGAAGGCAAAGGCAAGGCGTTCCTCGATCTTATTTGAAGTCTCCAGAGCCACACGGAAGTCATTGAACTTGTTGAGCTGGAGGACAGTCACGTCCTGGTCGTTACCTTCGATGATGGCACCGTTAGCAGCTTCAGCAATGCTCTGTTGGCTGGTGGTCCCGTTAGGGTTGACCATGAACAGAACCTTGGCTGCAGCGGCAGAGCCTTCTACGATGGACTGAGAGAGACCTTCGAGAGACTTCACGTCACCCAGGTACTCTTCCACGTAGGAGCGACCATAGTTCTCACCGTCCACCTTAGTGAACCGAACGGGAATCCATGGGGACTTGTCCTTCGGGTAGCTACCTTCAGACTTGGGTACGATCATACCCTTGATCTCTTGGTAGACCTTCCACTTGCCATCATGCAGGCAAACGTGGGTGAAGAGGTCAATGTCCTTTGCGCTACCCTGAGGGGTCACCTTCTGGCTGTTGTCTTCAGGGAGTGACTCTCGGATGTCTTTGGGCAGAGCAGCCCTGGCA